GAATTTAAATATAATTGCATATATAATTGTTGTTCTATTAATAATGTTTTTTCAATTGAAGATTGTTTTTGAAACGTTTCAGTTTCTTTGAATAAATCAATTTTTTTTATTTTATACTTTAACAAATCCTTCTCTTCTAACATTCTAGCTACAAAAACTTCCATAATTTTATCCTCTGTTGTTTCTATATAATTCTAAATCAATTAACATTTCTAATAACATTTCATGTTCATCTTTACATTTACCACATTTAAGTTCTTTTATTTTTTCTTTACAATGTTTTATAGCTTCTTTTAAATCTTTTTTTGTATACATATCTTTACTCCTTTTAAATAATAGGAACATTGTCTATTAGTGCATTAGCTCTTTTAACGCATTGTTCAAATGTTTCTTTACTATATCCATTTAAATTTAAATCATATGTTACAAATTCTATTGTTGATTTTAATTGTTCATAAAATTCATCAAATCTACCAGTTGCATTTAAATAATCCCTTATTGTTCTTACTCTCTTATAAACTTTAGCTAAATTTGGATCAATTTTTGATAAATAATCTAAATTAGATTTAAAAGTTTCCTTTACCTCATTTGATGGTATGTTTTTATGAGCATACAACAAAGCATCATAATAAGATATATTTTCTAAAGAGGGTATTAAAACTTTATTTCTATCGCCTGTACTTCTTTCAACTTTAACAAAAATCATTTCACCAGTTTTAGGATCGTAACTTTTGAATTTTACATTTTCTTCTTTTTCAACCTTAGATATGAAATTTTTTCTTTCTTCATTTTCTATTTTATTAAATCGACTATTTTCATATCTACCATTTAACCATTTGTCGAGATTATCACCAGCTCTGCTTTCTCTATCATGTTTCATTAACTTCTACCTCTCTCATCTCCGCTTTTACTTTCTCTATCTCTTTCATCTCCAAGACTTTTTCCATATTCTTTACGTTCTTTATAAAAACTTTTTTTCCAATATTTTTTTATTATTGTTTCTTTTTTAGTTTGTTTTGTAAATCCATAATTAATCAATTCTCCAAAATAATCGTAAAATTCATTTTCTAAATTATTTTTTTCATCTTCTGTTTTATTGTTAAAATTTTTAAATTGTTCAGTTAAATGATCATATTTTGCCAAGTCTACTGTTATTTTTTGCAAAGCATCATAAATAATATTTTCCATTAATGTTTCTATTGATGTTTCTAAATCAGTTGATTCTACCAATATTTGTTTTTTTAAAAATGCAAACATTAATGACATTAATTTTCTAGTTATACTATCTTCACCAAGTGCATTTGTGTTTGATAATAAATCTTGAATTAGTGGATTATTAAATGGATTGTTATATTCTTTTACCATTTGAAAATTATTTTTTTCATCAAAAGGTTTACCAGCCCAAACTCCTTTATAACGCCAAGGGCAAAAATTAGTTAATTTCTTATTAGGATCAAATATAAAAACACCACAAGAAATAGTTTTATTACCAGTTATATTAGTTGGAACTTTATTTATAACAAATCTATCACCAAATTTAACAGATACTTTGGTGTCTAATAAAGTAATATTATCTAATGTTGAACCATAAGGGAAAGTAGCATTTTCAAAACCAGATTTAGATAAATCAGTATCAAGTGATGCAGGAACACATTGAAACATATCATTAATTTTTTTAGATATTCTTTCTTGCCAAGCACATAGTACTCTTTCTAATAGTCCACCAATACATAATCCACCAAATATTTTTATTTTTTTAAAACCAAGTAATCTAGGAATGTTTGCATGGAATAAACCAATAGCTGAACAAAATCTATAAATATATTGTATGATAGAGCGTTTTAAACCTAGTCTATTTTTACTGGTCCACATACAAACGTGTCCAGTTTTATATGTTCTTTCAGAACACCCATTTCTTTTAATTTTAATAGTTGAATTTATATTTGTATATTTTGCTGTTCCGTCATTTGCAAAAATTATATCTTTATTAGTAAGTACACCAGAAGATAAAGGTTTAACTCCTTTTTCTCCACCACCCCACAATAGCAATGAACTTAATTCGCCATAAGGAATGTCTTTAAAGTTACATATTCCTAATTCTTTTCCTGGTGTATTATATTGTTTTATTTCATCAACAAAATTAATTTTTTCTACATCTGTATAAATATCAGATAAATATAAATTATCAACAGGGAATTCAATCATGTATTTATTTTCATAAGTTATTGGGTGTCCATGGTAAGTTGCAAAAGTATTATTAAAATTTAATAAATTTTCAATGTCCTTTGGATATTTTTTAGCTTCTTCTTTAAATTTATTTATTTGTTCTTTAATTGTTATTGGATTTAAATATTCATTTTGCTTTATTTGAATTTCTTTTTTTATATTTGGATTTTCTATCTCATTTGTTAATTCATTTAATATTTTTGAAATATCAACAAAATAATCATCAATGAAGTTTTTAGGTAATTCAATTCTAATTCCTTTTGTAGTTATAGCTTTGTTGTTAAGTAAATCTAAAAATTTAATTTTTTCATTTTCAAGATTTGAATGGAAAATAATATTTCTATTAGCATCATAAACATTACCATCAGAGTCTATTGTATAGCCGTTTTCGAAATTAAATTTATCTGGCTTCATAACTCCAGTTTCTGTTGTTGAAGAATTAATTATTTCATCAGTAGAAACAGGAAATTCATTTTCTAATAAACTTTTAGCATCAAAAAATGCTCTTGGATTAACTTTACCATCAACATAATATTTAGGAAAATTAGGAATATAAGTTGAAAAAAAATCGTTTAAATTTTCTAGATGCTTTAAAAACTCATCATCAAAAAAAGGTTCAGCTTTTATTGTTTCATTTAACATTTCACTTTTTATTTCTTTTTTTGCAAGTTTTAGTTTTTCTTCTAATTCCTTTGTTTTTTCTATTTCTGTTTTTATATTCGGCTTTTCTAAAAAATCATTTTCTTCTGTTTTTGACAATTCATAATCAGAATATAAATTTTTATATACATCGTTATTTTTATATCTATTAGTCAAAAAATCCATTGTCGAATCCTTTCAGCAACATTTTGTTTAAAATCTTTCTTTTTTTTGGAATATTTTCTTCAACTTTTTTACCTAAATTTGGATTTATTGTATAAGTTTCAATTGGAGCTAAAGGTTTTTTCTTTTCTTCATCTTGAAAAGTTCCAGAAGAAATTTTATAACTTTCATTTTTAAATCCAAAAATAAAGTTCCCAGTTGTTTTATCAAATATAGTATCAAAATTTTCTATCAATGCAAAATTAGCTAACATTAAAGCATCTATTTTATGGTCCACACCTCTAAAAATAGGTTGATTTTTATCATCATATCTTTCAATTCTATATTCTTTTAATTGTTCAATTAAATTTCCTTTTCCGCTTTCTTCAAGTTCAGAAATTTCAATTTCTTCTTTTTCAAATCTTTTTTGAAGAAAACTAACCATCATAACCTTTATTCTTTTATGAGCTTTTCTTTGTAAATGTATATCTTCAAATTCATAAGCAGAAGCAAAATTTATACTTTTAAAAATATCTATTCTTCCAATTTCATAAAAATGTTTGCTTAACATTTCATTTTGCATAGAACCATGACCTTCATCACAATAAACAAAATCAGCATTAAAATTCTTTTGTAACTCTATTATTCTTTCTATAGTAGTTATTTGTAAATCTTTGAATTTAGCATCTACAGAATTTTTATAAATCGAAGTAAAATTAAGTATTTTTATTGTCTTCTCTACATCTAACGGATTACCACAATATAAACCTAATACACATATTTGAGAACCATTTTTAAATTCATTATAATCAACACCTATTGTTATTTTCCATTTTTCTGGATTTATCAATTCATCTCTAAATTCGCAATACTTATATTGATATAATGAATTTTTTATATTTTCAGTTTTAAATACTTTACTATCACCTTCAGAAAACTCAGCTTCAACTTCTAATTTATATCCTTCTTCAGTTAATGAATTTCTAAGTTCTGGTCCATCATTTTCTTCAAAATTAGGTAATATAGAAGATGGATAATGAAACTCTCTCCAAGCAGGATCAACTAAACACCATTTTCTAAAATTTGTTTCTAAAGCTGTTGGTGTAGAAAAAACAACAAATGAAACGTTTGGATTATCTAACTTAAACGCCATTAATACTTGATAAGCTTGTTCTGTTACGTATGCACCTTCATCAATATATAATCTATCTGCTGATTGTCCTCTGATAGAGTTTCCATCTGTACCAGTTGTAAAACCATTTATTTGTGTTCCGTTAATTAAAACTATTTTTTCACTAGGACTTCTTTTTCTTGTATATGAAGTTTTATAAGCAGACTTTGAACCTGTTAATAAAAACTCCATTCTATTAAATATTTCTGTAATTAAGTTTAACGAGTTTGCTGCAACAATTATTTTTTTATTTGGATTATTAAAAGCAAAATGAAGTATGTCTATTACCATTGCTTCGGTGTTATGAGTTATTATTCCATTTGTTAAGAATGTATGAGAGTTAGCTACTGCAATTGAAAGCGTATTTTTATAACCAACATTTTCTATTGATATTATTTTTTCATTTATAAAATCTTTATTTGATTCATATTTTCCTGTTATTTCGATTTCAAAATTATTATCTATTTTTTTAATTCTATATTTTGTTCCTGTTTTATGTAATAAATACCCTAATTGCTGAACAAAAAAATCATTTGTAAATATTTTTCTATTTAAAACGCCATCTAAAAAAAACAAAGTGTTATTTTTATTCAATCTAAAAATATGACTACCAACATTTTGTTCTTTAGAGGCTATTTTTCCAAGTGTTTTATAAATTGAATAATTATCATTAGCCATATTTTTATATTTTATATTTGAGAAATTAATAGGAATAGTTACTTTATCTCCATTTTTTAATTCAGACGCTTCCTTCCATTTACCTTTTATTAGGTATGGATGATTTTTTGTAACTATATCGTATTTTCCAGATTCAGTTGTTATTTTTAGACATTCTTTATATCCATTATTTGTAATAGCAAAATTTTTAGTAGGAAATATTTTTTTGCTTTTTGGGTCATATGAAATTAATAGATCTGTAGTTAATATTTTTTTAGCTGGCATTAATCCTCTATTTGAAGTAAGAATAAGAGTATCTTCACTGATACATTTTCCTAATCTTCTTCCAAGTCTTCCAACTCTATTTTTTGCAGTACATAATAAAATTTCTTTTTGATAATATTGTTCAAAATTTCTTTTAGGATGAATAATACTCCAATCTAAAAATTCTTTAGCCCATAATAATTTATTATTAGATAGTTGTATTTCAACTAACTCTTCTTCTGTTAATTTATTATATTCTTCTTTTGTTAAAAGCTTTTCTATAGGAAAATAATTTTTTTCTTCTAATTCTTTTGGAATTGGATTGCATTCTATTTTCCAAGAACCTTTTGTTTTTATTTGTTTTCTGATACAATTTTTACACATATCAGCTATATTATTTAAATCTATATTCATTTTCACCTTCTTTTAACTTGTTCTTATATCACTAAGACTAGTTGTTACACCACTAATAGGCGAAATTTCATCTCTTAATTCATTTGAAGTATTTCTATAATAAAATACTTTTTTGTATTCTTCTAAATCAGTTTCACTTCTACGTAAATGAGTTTCAATTGAATGTTGTATTGCTTCGTTTGTTGTAAAACTTGGAGTTTTTTCTTGTATATATTGGTCCATTACTGTTTGTATCATATTGTTTACTGATTTTTCTTGTCCAGCATTAGCAACCATACTAATACCCATTCCAACAAAATTAGCTAACATTCCAGCTGGTCCACTACCTACACCTGTAATTATTTTACCAAAAGGAGAAGAAAAAAACTTTTCTATTGCTGATTTTTCAGTTAGTATTTTTGCTGAATTTTCAGCAACAGTTTCAAAAACTTCTTTAGTGCTTCTTCCAGTAGATTTTTTTAAAAAATCTTTTGTAAATGCTTTTACTCTTACGCCAACAAACTCATTGCTGTTTTCTTTCATATAATTATTTACTATATTAATAGCGTCATCAATATTATTTTCTAATTTAACTTTTCCACCAGTTACTTTATTTAAA